ACTGATCGCGGGGGCCGCATGAACGCAAAACGCACCGAGCCTACCCGCAGCCTCTTGCAGGGCGCCCCCTACACATCGCGCAGCATGTTGTCGGCCAACTCCTGCAAGAAATCCACCTCGTCTGGCGGGAGCGGCGGCGACTGCTCAAGCACGGCGGCTTTCACGCCAGACTTCGGTGCTGAGCGTGTGGCGGGGCGTGCTGTGGCCTTGCTGGCCGCGTTGCCATCGTCATCCTCGGGGGCGATTCCGCAGGCCGCCATGAGGCTGTAGCGGCGGGCATAGGTGAGTGCTGATCCGTAGCCCTGCGGGTCTTGCTTCGCGGCCGGCACATGCAACTTGCCGCAGCGCAGCGTTTCACCGCTCTCGTGCACAAACACGGTTTCTACTGTGACGCCGGTCGCGTCCTCGCTCGTCTCCTGAATGAAGGCGATGCCGTTGGCAAGGAGGGCGTCCTCCACGGCATCAATGCACGCACCCAGGTCGGCGTACTTGCTGCGGAAGGCTGGGTTTGTCTTGTCCTTCAGCGCAGGACCGAAGGAGCGTTTGGCCTTGACGAAGGCGGCGGCAATGGTTTGCATGGTTGATCCTTAGAAGGGAGCCGGCCCGCGAGTGGCAAGCCAAATACGGAAGCGCATCAGCAAGACGCGCCAGTGAAAGCGGCGAAGATTCATCTCAATCTCCAGTCAGTTAGAGAGCGCCACGCAAACGCTTTGCGGGCACTGCTTGAAGGGTGGGTTGCTTGCTTGCTTCGGCCAGGGCCTTCTTGGCAGCAGCAAACCTCGCCCTGATGTCGGTGTTCACAGCCGATGTGTAGGGGGCGCCCTGCAAGAGGCTGCGGGTAGGCTCGGTGCGTTTTGCGTTCATGCGGCCCCCGCGATCAGTGAGCAGGCCGCAACAGTCGCCAGGATCGCGATGCCGTACAGCATCCAGAGCCAAGGAAATTCGGCCTCGACAGTCTCGATGGGGTCAAGAGGCGACCAGCCCCCACCTTCCTCAGCGCAGCTCTGCTCAAGCTGGATCGGGCGGTGCGTGTCGATGCGAACAGGCTTGTGGGCTTGCTTCATGGCGTCGCGGGCCTTGTGCTTGGCTCGCACTTCCTTGTAGGGGGTGCTCATTGCTTGCACTCCTTGCTGTCAGTCTTAGGGTGCTGCGCTCCAATAGGCTCGCAGGTCTTTGTGGGCGTCTCGACGGGAGACGGGTGGTAGTAGTCGCGGAAGATCAGCGCAAGCACCACAAGGGCTAGCAGCGCTAGGGCGATGAGGATGGGTTTCATGTGGGGCTCCTTAAACGAGACAGCCGAAGGACGAATCGAACGTTGGATTCGGCGAAAGCCGCAGGCTCAACGCATCCAGCGTCACCTTTGCTTCGCCCCTGATGGGCCAGCAGCTCACCGACTCAATCGAGCACGGCGGGAACATGGCAAAGACCGTGGCAACGCCGTGCGCTTTGCTGGCGGCCATGACTTCAATGCGCTTCATAGAGCCGTTGCGCATCACGGCGTGGGCTACGTGTGGGATAGTCATCACAGACTCCATTCGAGAGACAAATTCAGCACCGAACTGGCTTTGCCAAACCCAGGCGCCAGGAACAGCCTGGGCGCAGCGCCAAGCACGCGGATGGGGGCGAGGTAGCTCACGCCGGCCATCGGCGACAGAGCGCCCCGTGACCAGCCCCGGCACTCTTCGGTCGTGACGGTCTGCTCGGGGTAGGTCGTGGTGCCCGTGTCACCGTTCGACATGCGTTCGTGGTGAACCTTCTTCGGCGTCACCGTGGTGGTTGTGGTGCAACGTTTTGAATAGCCCGACACAACGCCCGCCATCAGATCCACCGGCCCAACCGGGTAGACGTAGGCCGCGTATGCCGTGGTGCGATCCAAGGAGTTGCGATAGGCCCCGGCTTGCCAATTGGCGCCGCGCAGGTACAGGCCGAAGTTGTCGTTCTGGTGGTGAGCACGGGCCGGCGCATGTACGCTGAACGTGTGCACCCCGAAATCAGCTCCTTGTGCACCCATTGCTGCCAGGGATAGGGCGAGGGCAAAGAGGGGCTTCATGCTTGCTCTCCGGTGGCCTTGGCAACTTCTGGGCGCTCGTTCTCGTAAGGCGCGAACTCGCCTTCCCCTTGCTCGCAAAGATCGTCGAAGCACTCGTGATGGAAGCGGCTCACGAACCAAGAGCCATCCCACACGCCGGTCTGGCGCTTGTAGAAGTCGCCCTTGTTGATCGGCTCACCGCAATAGGTGCAGCGACGGTTGTCGCGGGAGCGGTGCTCGGTCGCGTCGCGGAAGAAGTCGCTCATGCTGCACGCCCATACACAGCAAGTTGCTCGGGCCTGCTCCAGCAGTTGTTCAGCGCGAACGTGAGTTGTGCAGCAGCATCCTCAACAGCAAGCAGCCCATCCATTTCATTCCCCTCAAGGTCACTCATGAAGGACTCGACCACTACTGCAAGCTTCACAGCGCGTTCGTGGCTACGGCCTGCGCACAAGATGACTGCCAGAGCTTCCGCAAACTCAGCGTCGCTCAGCTGGCGGGCAAGGATGTCGGCGGGGGCGTTCATGCGCCCGCCTTGGCAGCAGCAGCGATGCGAGCGCAGATGGCGGCCATCGCCGAAGAGCGCATCTTTTCGAGGCGGGACTCTTCTGCCTTGAATTCGGTGAAAGAGATGCGGCAGGCGCGGGCGGCGGCTTCGTTTGCTTCTTGCGCTGCGATTACTTGGTCGATGCTCATGGTCTTCATCTCCATCAACTTGCCGGTTAGGGCGGGTGGCTCTGGGGAGCCGATGGAGAGACTGTACGACACACCGAACCTCCTAGCAAGCATCTTTACAGTTGTAACTGTAGTGGACATCCGAACTGATGTGAGCTAATCTATGGGCCATGAACTGGAATCAGATTATCAGCGACCTACAGGCCCGCGACTACACACTAGAGAAGATCGCCAGAGATTGCGGCTTCGCTAGCAAAGGCGCGGTTCATGACCTCAAGACAAACACCAGGCAGAAATCCTGCGCATACGAGCGCGGGGTTTTGCTGGTTGCGCTGCACAAGAAAGTGATGCGCAGGAAGGCCAAAGACTCAACCAAGGGGAAAGCATGAAGCGCTATGAAACTGAATCTGTTCGCTCTCCTATGCAAGAGCATGTGCATGGTGAATGGGTGCTTTACGAAGACGCCCTAGCAGCCATCGAAGCAGCTCGCCAAGAGGAGCGAGAGGCATGCGCTCTAGCTATTGAGCAACTTGGGTCAGACGCATGGGATGAGCCAGCCGCAAACGCCTATTACGCTGCGGCCGATCTCATCAGAGCAAGGGGCGCCAAATGATCTCAGCCCACAGCTGGAGCGCAGCCTACGTCCTATCCCAGCAGCGCCCAGATCCAGAAGTAAAGCCAGAGCCAGTCATCGTGACGCCACAGCAGGCACGAGACATGGATGAAACAGCGGGCATCAACGACAAGGAGCTAGTGAAATGAATTGCAAGCCTGGAGATTTGGCCGTGGTCGTGCGCAGCACAGTCGGCAACGAAGGGCGTATTTTTAAATGCCTTCGGCTGGCAGACCCGAGCGAATTTCCGTTCGTGTTTTCCGGCCCAGTTTGGCATATAGATACCGAAGTCAACGTTTTGATTGCCGGCGCATATAAAAAGCGCGTTGCGCTTTGTGAAGATGCTGTGCTTCGTCCCATTCGAGACAACCCCGGAGCCGACGAAACCCTAACTTGGGCCGGGCTCCCGCAGCCTTCAAAGGAGACGGCATGACAGGAATTTATGTGCTTATCGTGGTTCTTTCATTCGGATCGCCAGGCCATCCCGTCAGCATCGTTCAAGAATTCTCCAGCCTTGAGCTTTGTGAGATTGCCAGGAAAGAAGTGGCAAAGGTTCCTTCTAGTTGGCCATCAGCTATGAATGTTCGGTCACAAGGGTGCTACAAAAAATGACCTCTGAAGTATCTCGCCGCCTCAAAGAGAGCAAAGAAGCCCAAGCCGTGATCCGCGAGCTTGAAGGAACTGATCTAACCCCGATGGCCCTAGCCCGGCTCCTGAGGGCCTGTGACACCCTCAATGCAAATGTAGAGTGGTTCGTTGCCTACATTGCAGCAGAGATTGCAATTGAGAAAGCCGCAAAGGTGAAAGCATGAAAACGATGAAGCAAAACCTAATGGCCCTGCTGCTCAAGCAGTGGGTCACCCCGCTCGATGCTTTGAACAAGGTCGGGTGCATGTCACTCAGCCAGAGGTGCGGGGAAATCCGCAAAGAACTGCAATGGGAGCGTGACGAGCTGATTGCTTATGGCCGCACCGTCATGGCGCTATCCATCCCAAGGCTGCACTCCAAGTGGGTAAAGCTCCCCAACGGTAAGCGGGTCAAGGCTTACAGGGCAATCAAGTAACCACCAAAGGAACAGCATGACACCCGAACAAACAAACATCGTCGAAACGCTTTACTTCTACGTCGAGCATTCACCTCAATTGCGAGCTGGGCTGAAGAAGTTAGCGGAAGACCTCGAATCCACCCAAGCAGAGCTAGAAAAGGCCCGAGTAGATGCAGGGCGGTATCGCAAGTTGCGCTTGTGCGATTGGTTCTCAAGCCCGCTTGCTGTAGTCCGCAACCCAAAGAAGGTGCTGACAGGGGGGTCGGCGCTTGGGTGTGACTGCCCTTCGCATGCTCGGCTTGACGAGGCAGTTGATGCGCTGCCCGAACAAACCACTTGACGGCCGTTGCTCTGTGAACTACGATTTATCTATCCACTGCTGGCAGGCAAAGGATAAGTTTTGCGTGAGGCCCTTTTCTCATGCGCTCCGTGGGGTGGTGTTTGCTACCCCTTCGCCTGCCAGCACGGAACGCAGTAGAAAAGGGCCTTTTTTGCGTTCTGAAGTCCGGTCGCTTCGTGGTGAACGAGTTATGCCCATGAAGTCGGGGCACCGGAAGTCAGACCGGCCCTCGGCAATACCCGCCGACCTTGGCCGAAGGGGCGTAACGATGTCGGCCGGCCCCGCAACTTGTCCCCGAAGGGTGAGCACTTGGACGAGGAACGATCGACCCCCTTGCGGACCTTGGGGCTCTAGGAGCAGAAGAATCCTAAGCCCGGAGAAGTGGATGACACCGGTCACCCCTTGCAGAACCTATGTCCAAACCAATGGAGAACTGAAAGCATGAAGATTACAGAGTTCGTTTTGACAGACCGCATAAAGAACGGCTACACCTTGGAAGACCTGTATGCCTCGGTGAGTGTTACGACTGGAATGCTATGGTGGAAAAAGACCGAGCGGCGGAAGATATTCAAAAGCGCCTCATCGCTGTTTTGGAAGTTTCTTGACACCGGGAAGTACACGCCAGGCTTTCAAGTTGAGGCTCTAGCTGATGCAGCAAGAGCGCAAGAGATTCTGAAGGGCTGATCCATGAGCTTCGCACCAGATTTCGAGAAGTTTTGGCAGGCATGGCCAAAGAACGGTGGCCGCTACAGCAGGAAGGGAGGCAAAGCCGCCTGCTTATCCGTCTGGAACAAGCGCTATCACTTCACTCAGGCAGACCAGATCATCAAACACGTGGAATGGCTCAAGACCACTGAAGCCTGGCTAAAAGACCAAGGAGCCTACATCCCCGCCCCGCTGGTGTATCTGAATCAACAGAGGTGGGACGGGGCTGACATTCCAGAGCCGCCGAAAGAACTACCTGCAATTGAAGCATCAAACGACTGGCTAAGGCGGCAGGAAGAACAAACAGTGCGCGTCGCTCAAAACAACGAAGCCAAGGTGAAAGAGGCACTAGACCGAATGGCCCGAGTAAGGGCCGCAGCCAAAGGACAAGCATGACCCAGCCCACCTACCGAGAAATCCTCCTGAGCCTAGAAATGGGCCAGTCACACACCTTCCCAAGCAAAGTAGAGGCAGCCTCAGCAAGGGCAAAAGCATGCCTACTGGGGGATAACCTCTTCTTCTCCCGCAAAGGCCTGACCCTAACCAGAGTGGACTACAAACCCATGATTCACAACAGCTCAACTGTCCCTGTGTTTGAGAGAATCATGGAACTGGCCGCAAGACCAGAAGGCGTCACGACTGATAACGGAATCAGCGGATACCAATACGTCAGAAAGCTCCACGCCAAGAAAAAGCTTTTCACCACCAAAGCAAGCATTGGCCGGGAGATCAAGCACTACTTCGACTCCCAGGAGCGGGCAGACGAATATTACAAAGACCGCCAGCCCAGCAAAAAGACCCATCCAAAGGTCAAGAAGGAACTGCTCAAGAGCGTGACCCCGGTGAAGTTCGCATCAACCCGCCCACTGCCAGGCGGCCCAGCTCGACTGCCGGGTGAGCCAATCATCACCGCTCAAACAAAGATCACCATTGCACCGCCCCCACCGGCAGTGCTCATGCGCTCAAACACATTCAGCCATTGGGGTTGATATGACCGTGAGCAATGCTGGGCTGACTGTTGAGCGGGTCAGAAGCCTTTTAGCTTATGACTCAGAGCGGGGCCATTTGTACTGGCTGGCGAACAGGCGCGGCGGGGCTTCGGCTGGTGATCGATTTGGTAAGCAGTGCAAAAACGGCTATCGACTTGGGAAGGTTGACCAAAAACACCTATATGAGCACCGCTTGATCTGGTTCATTGTGCATGGTGAGTGGCCGCCGCAAACTATCGATCACGTAAACAGAATTCGTGACGACAATCGGTTGAGCAACCTAAGGCTGGCCACATACAGTCAAAACAATGCAAACAGAGATCAAGATAGGTCTGATGGCCGGCGTGGCGTTACATGGCACAAGAAGTGTGGCAAATGGCAGTCCTCAATTCAGATTGAAGGGAAGTTCAGGCATTTGGGCCTGTTCTCTTCGATAGAAGAGGCTGGCGCCGCAAGAGATGCAGCTGCGCGCGCGTTTTATGGTGAATTCGCCTTTTTCAAGGAGCCCAAGCCATGAAGCCCTACAGCAAAGACATGGCAGGATGGTCTGAAGTCATCATGCTTGCTGTGATCGTGGCAGTAGTAACCCCACCCTATTGCCTGTGGTGGCTGTTCGTTGAGTTGCCGGGGAAGATTTGGAGGTGGTTCAAGTGAGCGACAAGCCAGAAACCCGCTCAGTCGAGCAAAATCGCCGCATGTGGGCCATGCTCAGGGATGTAAGCCGCCAAGTGGTATGGCACGGCCAGAAGCTAGCAGACTCTGAGTGGAAGGACGTATTCACCGCAGCCCTGAAGCGCCAGAAGGTCGTACCAGGAATTGACGGCGGGTTTGTGGTGCTCGGCACATCCACCCGCAAGATGACGATTGCAGAGATGGGCGAACTGATGACGCTCATGGAGGCATTTGGAGCCCAGCAGGATGTGAGATTCACCGCGCCTGAGTATTACGACGAAGTACCCCGGCGCACCATAGATAAGGCGGCAGCATGAGCGCTCTATGTTGGTTAGCTGGGCATAAGTGGTCGTTTTCTCGCTCTGTGGACGAAATTAAACACGGCAGGACATGGAAAGTAACGAATTACTTCCAGACATCTCATTGCCAGCGATGCGGAAAAGAAAACCCAATGTGGCTTGGGAGTGCTGAGAAGTTCGCGGCAACTGCCATCAACGCTGCGAAGGCTGATAGGTGAAACTCTGCAAGGCTAAAGGCTGCACCACCAGATTCCAGGCCCCCGGCTTTATCGTCTGGTGCTCGCCCGAATGTGGTGCATCTATTGCTCAAGACAGACTAGACAAGAAGCGTGCCAAGGAAGCAAAGGAAGACCGGAAGCAGGCCAAGGTACGCAAGGAAGCGATAGAACCTATTAGCTATTGGGAGAAGAAGGCCGAAGCGGCGGTTAACAAATACGTGCGGCTCCGCGACTTCCATCTTGGGTGTGTTTCATGCGAGCTGCCGGCGACATGGGGCGGACAATGGCACGCCTCACATTTCCGGAGTGTTGGGGCGGCATCAGCTGTCCGCTTCAATCTGTGGAACATCCACAAGGCGTGCAGCGTGTGCAACAACCACAGATCAGGAAACCTAAGCGCATACGAGCCAAGGCTGAGAGTCAAGATCGGAGATGAGAGGGTGGATTGGCTGCGTACACAGAACCAGATAACGCGTTATTCGCGAGACTATTTGCGGCGCCTTCAAAAAGTCTTCAACAAAAGAAATAGGCGCATCGAGAAGAGGCTAGGCAACCACTTGGATATGTAATACTATCTGTGCATGCGTGAAAAACACCCTACCCCTGAGCAACTTCGCGAGCGCTTGGCCTACAACCCGGAGACTGGAGCGCTTGTCTGGAAAAAGGCAAGAAACAAGGCGCTTATCGGAAAAGAGTCAAAGAGTCTTGATTCGGCCGGGTATGTGCAGGTCAATTGTGGCGTCGGAATCGTTCTGAAGGGGCACCGCGTTGCATGGGCAATCCATTACGGCGAATGGCCTACGATGGCTGTTGATCATATCAACGGTGTGCGGAACGACAACAGGCTGTGCAATCTGCGGCAGGCAACGCACGCCATGAATTGTCAGAACATGCGTATCGGCTCATGCAAGAGCCAGACAGGTGTGCTGGGTGTTCATTTGGCACCTAGGTGCAGCGAGGCCAAGAGATACCGCTCCAAGATCATGGTGGGCGGCAAACAGATACACCTGGGCGGGTTCCCGACTATCGAAGAGGCGCACGCCGCCTATGTAGAAGCCAAGCGGAAACTGCATGCCGGCTGCACGCTTTGACCTCAAAGCCATAAAGACTCTTTACCGCCAGAAAGCCAAGGAGCTTATGAAATGACAGAGGACGAAATCACCGAAGGCTGGAAACAAGCAAGAATCCAGCAAGTCCTCCACCTCATGAGGATGAACGACCTCACCCTTGAAGACCTGAGAGAATCAGAGTATATTGGCGATATGGTCAGTATTACTCGAACCCAAACCCCGCACCAGCCGTCAGGGAATACGGTGGCTGGCGAGTAGACCGCAGAAGGCTTCACGCGTCGCGAACCGTGAGGCCTTCTGTTTTTGTAGGCCAAGGAACCACTTCCAATGACCACACCACCTCAAATCGCAGACGTAAGCCAAAAGACCCTCGGTATCGTGAGATACACCGAGAACGCCGGTCGCATCATTCACTACCAAGTGACAATTGACCCGGATAAAAAGAGCCCCAGCGGCCAGTTCATCCGATTTGGCACCTACCCCGGCGATGAGTTAATGGGGTGGATGCCCATGGCTGGCCTGGTGCTGGTTGAGGTGTTGAGCACTGATTGGAGTGACGAATGAGCGAACCATGGGCATGGGAAGTAGCCAAGCGCGGCAAGGCCCTGAGTGGCAAGCCAGGCAATTGCTATCTTGTTGAAGTGAGCACTGATGAGCATGGAACCCACGCCGTACAATACTCAAGGCGCGAGGCAGAAACACTAGACATACCTGCATTAGCAGCAATCGCTGAACGCCAGATGTCTGCGATGACTAAGGGTTAACCATGAGTGAATCATTCGACATCCAAGCGGCCATGGAAAGCATGTGGCGCCAGTGCATCGATTCTCCTGAGCGCCCGGACACGATCCTTGTGCACCCTAGCTACTTGCGTGGCGGGTTCCGGCGCAAGTCAACAGGCAAGCAGTTTGCAAGGCTGATGGGCGTACGAGGCCGTAAGAAAGCAATTGCTGCAGCGCGGCATGTGAAGCGCTATCCGGGCTTCCTGGATTTTGTGTCTAACGCCTATTGGCGGTGTTAACCATGACAGAAGAAGACGTTAAAGAACTCGTAGACGAGATGGCTATACGTTGGGGCGTGGGGTTCGATACGACAACCGTTTGGGGGCAATTTGCGCTTCAAGTTGCCCTTGAAGTCAGATCGCGCCTCCTGGACATTGCTACGGAGCATGGTGGTTAACCATGGCAAATGCCGGAACCTTTAAGAAAGGCGAGAAAAAGCCCAACCAAGGCAAGCGTGGCCCCAACAAAGCCACCGTGCAGGTCAGGGAGGCCATCGCCATCTTCGCAGAAGCCAACGTGGATAGGTTGCAGGGCTGGCTGGATGAAATCGCCTCAAACGACAAGCAAGGGCCTGCTGTGGCCGCCCGGCTTTACCTTGATTTGCTGGAGTACCACGTACCCAAGCTGGCCCGCACCGAGTTGACCGGCTCAGAGGGTGGCCCAGTCCGCCACGCAGTAGAGATGCACATCGTGGACGCAGGAGATAAAGAATGAGGCCATCCATCGGCGATATTGTCGAGCAGACAGACAAAGGCGATCTGCCGTGCCTAGTTGAGGCTGTATATCAAAGGGATGCGCCATGCCCATGGAAATATGATTTGGTGGCTATCGATGGGAATAGGTACATGAATATTCCAGATTACATGCTGACGCGGCCGCGAGCCAATAGCGCTTGGGCAAATGGCCATCCGGGTTGATGTCCCCCGCAAGCTAAAACCTCTGCTGTACCCCATGCGCTACAAGGGCGCATATGGGGGCCGGGGTGGGGCAAAGAGCCACTTCTTCGCAGAACAGATCATCCTCCGGTGCTATCAGAAGCCCACCCGGGTAGTCTGTATCCGTGAGGTGCAGAACAGCATCAAAGACTCAGTACGCCAGCTCCTCATCGACAAGATAGAGAAGTTGGGCCTGATGCCGTTCTTCGAGGTGCTGGAGGCAGAGATTCGCGGCCCAGACGGTAGTGCAATCGTCTTCAAGGGCATGCAGTCCTACAACGCTGCCAACATCAAGAGCCTGGAGGGGTATGACATTGCATGGGTGGAAGAAGCCCAGACCCTCAGCCAGCACTCTCTAGACCTTCTGCGGCCTACCCTGCGCAAAGAGGGATCAGAGCTGTGGTTCAGCTGGAACCCACGGTACAAGACTGACCCGGTTGACCAGTTCTTCCGCAAGACACCGCCTCCCAATGCGGTAAGCGTCCTCATCAACTGGAAGGACAACCCATGGTTCCCTGATGTTCTGCGCACTGAGATGGAGCATGACTTCATCACAGACCCAGACAAGGCTGAGCACATCTGGAATGGGGCATACGGTGCTGGACAGGGTGCAATCCTAGCCAAGTGGGTGAACAGGGCCGAGCGTGAGGGGAGAATCCACGTAGGTGTGGGCTTTGACCCGTTCGGGGCGCCTATCGAGGTATCGAGCGACCTAGGCTTTAGAGATACGGCCAGCTGGTGGTACTGGCAACGCTGCCTGGGTGGGTACAAGCTCATGCTCTATGACGGTGATTCAGGGCTGGACGCTGATGACTGGATCCCGCGTATCCAGAAGAACATCATTGACCTCGGCGGGAAGCTGGGGTGTGTGTGGCTGCCTCACGACGCCAAGGCCAAGACATTCCAAAGCAAGCACACCAGCATGGAGAGATTCTTGGAGGCATTCGGCCATCAGCACGTGGCTGTAGTCCCCCAGACCAAGAAACTAGATCAGATCAGCGCGGCCCGTGCAGTTATTGAGAAGTGCGAGTTTCACAAGACATTATGTGAGGCGGGTATTGATGGCCTGACTGCTTGGGAATATGAGTGGAACGAAGAACTTAACGTATTCTCACGCGAGCCTATCCATAATTGGGCCAGTCACCCCGCTGATGCCTTTGCATACGGGTGCCAGGTAATGCAGTTCGCCGACCCGCCGAAACCGTCAGAACAGCCCCCAAGGGGTATATTTGTTGGGCAAACAGAGGTAACATTGGAAGAAATGTGGCGCTCTGCCCCAAAACCAACGGGAAGGCTATAGACCATGGCTGCTGTATTTGAAGGCGGAAACTACACCAACCTAACCAGCACAGGCGCAGTATCTGACCGTGCTGGTACTCTGCTTGGTTTCTATGTGAACAGCACCTCGTCGGGTACTGTGGTATTCCGAGACGGTGGGTCAAGTGGTACTGTGATGAACGGCACCATTACCCCAGCAGTCGGGTTTCATCGCTTCCCGGCCACATATGGCGCAGGCGGCCTGCATGTCACCATCGGCGGCACCCTGAACGCTACCTTCCTGTACGTGCCAGCACAATGACCGAAGTCGAAAAGTGGCTGAATCACATTTCAGCCTACGACCGAGAGTTCGCTAACTGGGAGAAGCGGACAAAGAAGATCATTGAGCGGTACACCGACCAGAAGTCGATGAGCCGCAAGCAAGCGCGCTTCTCCATCCTGTGGAGCAATGTCCAGACGCTTGTGCCGGCTGTCTTCTCAAGACTCCCCAAGCCTGAAGTCAGCCGCCGGTTCAAGGACAACGACCCCGTAGGCCGTGTGGCTGCGATGCTCCTTGAGCGGTGCCTGGACTTCGAGATTGAGCACTATGGCGACTATCGCAGCGCCATGAAGAACTGCGTACAGGATCGATTCCTTGGTGGGCGAGGAACCAGCTGGGTGAGGTATGAGCCCCACTCTGGCCCCATGGATGACATGCAGGTCAGCGAGGATGCAGAGACTGAGCTCGCAGAGGAACTGAAGTACGAATGTGCCCCGGTTGACTACGTTCACTGGCGAGACTTCGGCCACGTTCTCTCCCGCACATGGGAGGAAGTCCCCGGCATCTGGCGCAAGGTGTACATGGGCAACGATGCTTTGGTCGAGCGCTTCCCCGAGTATGTGAAGAATGGAAAGACCACGATCCCCCTCGACACCAAGCCTGAAGAACTGAAGAAGTCAGGCATCAGTGACAACGATGGCGCATTCCAAGCCTGCATCTATGAGATTTGGGCCAAGGAAGAGGGTAAGGCCCTGTGGCTGTCCAAATCACTGGGCAAGGTGCTGGATGAGCGTGCCGATCCGCTGAAACTGGAGGGGTTCTGGCCCTGCCCCAAACCTCTCTACGCCACCCTGACCAGTGACAACCTAGTCCCTACCCCTGATCTAGTCCTGTATCAAGACCAGGCAGACGAGTGCGACACGCTGGCAAACACCATCGATGGGCTTATCAAGGCCCTCAAAGTTCGTGGTGTTTATGACGCATCTGTCCCCGAACTGGCACGCTTGTTCACGGACGGGCAGAACAATGACCTGATCCCCGTCAAGAATTGGTCGGCCTTCGTCGAGAAACAGGGCCTGAAGGGTGCAATCGACATCGTTGACCTGACCCCCATCGCCAATGCTCTAGAGGCAGCGTATGGTGCGTTTGAGCGGGTCATCGAGAGTATTTACCAGCTCACGGGCATCTCAGACATTCTGCGTGGCACGAATGACGCTGAAGAAACAGCTACTGCCACTCGGACCAAGGGCCAGTTTGGCACCCTGAGACTGCGCGACATGCAGAAGTCCGTGGCTGAGTACGCTACAGATCTCCTGCGGATCAAGGCACACATCATCTGCACGATGTTCCAGCCGGAGACGATCAAGCAGATCGGTGCGGCTGACCAGCTGAGCGAAACCGACCAGGCGATGGTCGAGCCAGCCATTCAACTCCTGAAGTCCGGCAACATGCGGGCCTTCCGCATAGAGGTCGAGACGGACTCACTCGTCCAGATGGATGAGATTCAGGAGAAACAGGATCGTGTGGAATTCCTGGGTGCTGTGGCGGGCTTCCTCAAAGAGGCCGTTCCCGCCGCGATGAGCACGCCACAGCTCACCCCGCTTCTGATGCAGTTGCTCAAGTTCGCTGTGACCGGCTTCAAGGTCGGCAAGAGCATCGAGGGTGATATCGACGCGGCCCTAGACCAGTTCAAAGAGTTGGCAAAGAACCCCCCGCCCCCTCCTCCAGACCCCGAGATGGTCAAGGTTCAAGGCCAGATGCAGATCGAACAGCAGAAGCTCCAAGCCAGCCAGCAGCAGGCCATGGCAGAGCTTCAGATGCAGGAGCGTCTAGCCCAGACCCAAGCCCAGCTTGACATGAAGGTGGAAGAGTTCAAGCAGAACGCCCAGGCCATGGAGGCCCAGCACTCCAACGACCTCGAAGCACAACGGGCCATCCTTGAGATGCGCCAACAGGCCTCACTGGATGAGCGTCAACGTGAGCACGAAGCCACGATTGCCCGCCTCACCGACGAATTTAACCGCTGGAAGACCGAGCAGGACAACCAGACCAAGATTGCAGTCGCGCAGATTGGTGTATCTGCCAAGGCCACTCCAGCCAAGACCGGCCCGGATGGTGAGGTGATTCAAGAGGCAGTCGAGCCCAAAGGCCCAGACATGAGCGAGCTAATCACCGCTGCGATGGAAAGCCTGCGGGCTGAGTTCACCGCACAAGTCAACCGCCCACGTGTCCCCGTTCGTAACGCTCAAGGCAAGGTCATTGGGGCTAGACCTGCCCGTGACGAAGAAATGGAGCAATTCAATGTCTGAACAGAAGATCGAAGCACAGCCGGCAGTCTTGCGAGCAACCATCAGCATCACTCGCAAGGCCACTGGCTTGACCGAAACGTATGAGATTGTGGGCACACCTGAGCCAGAAACTAAGGAGCCCGATCGTGTGGAAACTCCTCAAGAATGAGGCCCCGGCTGAGTGGGGGTTCTATTTCTGCTGGGCGGAAGGATGGGCAAAGGCTGAAATCCTTGAGTACTCGCCATCCAGCGCAAAGAACCCATCATGGAGCGGGTTTTTCAATGATTGCGGAGCATGGCCTGATGTTACGCACTGGGCGTTGATCGAGTATCCAGAAATTCCTAAGGAGTAATCATGGCAGTAACCCACCCGACAGCATTTCGTAACACCGTCGCCGACCTCGTTGATTCAACCCTGAGCACGGCTGCGGTTCTCGTCTTCCGCCTCACAGGCACGGCTGGTTCGCCTGGCACGGCAGTAGCCACGCTTGCGATGAGCAACCCTGCGTTCGGGGCTGCGTCGTCTGGAGTCATCACGGCGAGCGCGATCACTAGCGACACCAACGCCACGGGGAACGCGTCTCCAGTGGCTACAGCCACCCTCCAGACGGGTGGTGGCACGGTAGTTGTGCACTGCGCTGTGTCCACCTCTGGCTCTGATATCAACATCAGTTCCGGTGGCTTGACCATTGCCTCTGGTGACACCGTGTCCTGTTCCTCGCTGACATACACGGCGATGCCGTAATAGGTGTGGGCCATGCCAGCCGAAAAAGAACCCACCATTGGGGAGATGCGCGCTAACGCGGCACGCATGCGCGCCATTCTCAAGCGCAGAGAAAGCGAGGCCGAGAACCTGCCTGACGAGGAAAAGGCAGAGATGCTCGCCAAGCTGCGCAATGCCGTTGCCAAGATTGATGAAGCATGGCAACGTACAGCGCAGGCGTAGCGCTTGCCTTTGACTATGAGGTAGCGAACGGCACCACGGGCAGTTACACGCCTGGTGGGGATGACCGCGCCGTCTTCGGCACAATTGCCTGCGGTAACTTCGGCGGCCTGCCGACTATCGATGAGCTGCGTTATGGCGGCTCAACCGGGACAGTCATCACCCGCATCGGGACTGACCTCACCTGCTTTGGCGGGAATGGCTCTCACGGCATCTTCGGCATTGCTCCGGGCCCGACCGGCTCAACTACGCTGTTTGGCGATTGGACGGGAACCCCGCTCCAATCTGCGATTGCCGCCATTCATTACTCGGGGGTGGATCAAACCACGCCATTCTCGGGCGCAGTTGACGCAACGCCTACCCTAGTTGGTGGTGTCACAACGACCGTTGCTAGCGTCACGGTCACAGGTTGCACGGCGGGACAGACCATTCTGGCGGCAGTCACCGGGCTGTCTGACAACGTTTCGCTGTCCGCCTTCACTGCTGTTTCGGGAACAACCCTCCGTGTCTCAGACGTTACTGGCACGTTCTGCGGCATCGCAATGCTGGAGAAGGTTGCAACTGGGTCAAGTGAAACCCTGTCGGTCAACGTCAACTGTTCATCCAGTGCTGGTCTGTATTGGACTGCACGAGGCGCACGGGTTAACGATGCTGCTGGAGGTGGAACGACCCACCCATCGACCGGCTCTCTAGTTGCAGACGCCGCAACAGTCTCTGGCACAGCGGCCAGAACCCGCGCCCATCCATCGACTGGCGCGCTGGTGGCTGATGCCGCTACGGTTTCTGGAACGGCGACTCACCTCAATCAACACCCGAGCACTGGTGCACTAGCAGCTCAATCGGCCACGGTCGCCGGCACGGCAGCCAGAACGAGGCAGCATCCATCTACGGGTTCTCTGGTTGCTGATGCCGCAACGGTGGCAGGCACAGCCACGAGATTCCGCGCCCACCCTTCTACCGGATCACTCGTTGCTCAAGACGCTGTGGTGGCAGGGGATGCGACTGTCACCCCAGCAGCTGGGCCACACCTCACCACCGGTGTTCTAGAAGCTCAAGCCGCAACGGTGGCCGGTGATGCCACGGTTACCCATATTGCCCCGGTATTTGTATTCGACGGGCACGATGGTGGGAAAGAACCCAAGAAGAAACAGCCCGATTTCAAACAGTACAAAGAAGCCAAGGCAAGACTTCGCAAACAGATTGAGTCCGCCTTCCAAGACGAAGAACCGGCAGAAATCAAAGAGGTTAAGAAGCAGGCTGAGAAGGTATTGGCCGAGGTAGTCAGCAAACAGGATATTGCCAAGGCCATTGAAACTATCAAACTGCTTGAATCAGCACTAGAATCTGCCCAGGATGAAGAAGACCTTCTGAACATACTCCTATGAAATACCTTGCAAAGTACCGCGACGGCGAAAAGGTCTATGAGGAACAGGACGGCGAAGTTCTTCTAGACAAGCGTGATATCTCGCGGGATGCCGGGTATTACGTCATGGGGGATATTCAGCCCTACAAATCAATGCTGACGGGTGAAATGGTCGAATCTCGCTCACGCCATCGAGCATTACTCAGGGCGCATAATTGCGTTGAAGTCGGTAATGAGACAAAATACCTAAAGCCGAAGCCGGTAACCCCGCCTCCTGGCCTGAAACAACGCCTCATTGATGTGGTTAACTCGAAACTCTAGGAGCATTCATGGCACTGGCATCTGAACTCGTTCCGGCATTCCCCACGGGGCAGGCCGTTGCACTTGGCGGGCAGGGTACTACGGGTATCACTGCCGCTGGCTCAAGCTCGCAAGCAAACTCGACTTTGCTCACCACTGGCAATAACGTGGTGGCTACCACCGCAGCCAATACCGGCGTCCGTCTCCCGGCTGGTATG